AGGCTTTTTAGTAGGGTTTGATGCTTGATGCCAAACTCGTTTACCGATAGAGTATCCGCCTGAGTTTTTCTGTAGATGAACTGTGTCTTTCATCTTTTTCCATTCTGTATCAATACGCACAGTTCCATCAAGCACATACCAATATTCAGAACGATTAAAATGGCGTTGAAACGAAAGCGATTTGCCTGGGTCTATTTCAAGTTCTTTTACTTTGTATCCTATTTCAGGTTCATGATTGAGGACTTTATACCATCCCCACTGTCTAGTTGTTTTTTTCATCAGGAGTATTTATAGGTTAAGAAACTATATCTAAAAATTTACGATAAAATTCTTTGTTTAAATTTCTTGATTCGGTTAAGAAATCATAATCTATTTTATTTGAAGTTTGTAGAGGAGTATCATTTATATTTTCTAAAAACAACGGAGGATTTTTAAAGTGATTGAATTTTACACTCCAACTTACTACTTGAACATTTTTTCCTAATAATTGTGCCCAGTATGCACCGTGGTAACTATCTGTGATTATTGTTTCGTGAGATCCTATAAATTCTAACGCTTTTTCAAAATCTATTTCGTTATTATACATAATAGATTTATTTTTTGTATTCTTTAATCTAGTTTTAAACTTATGTAAAAAATAACCTACTTTATGTCTTTCTTTGTAAGTTTTATCAAAGGCAGGGTGCATACAACTTGCACAAGGAAGATATAAATCTTCGTATCCTGCTACAAAATCTCGAATACCTATTAAATCACATTGATATATCCAGTCTGGAAAAAACACTTTTCCTTTTGATTTTTGAATATGTTTTTTTCCAAAGTTATGACCTATTCCCCAAAGTACAGTTTTTTCAGGTTTTTTTAAAATTAAACTTTGTATATGTGATTGAAATTTTTTATGTATCAATCCGCCGCCCCCTACTACAAGAATATTAGAAGATAGCGGAGATTTATTGTGCATTAATTCTTCAGAATTACAGTTTGGAAAATAGAAGTATCGACTAGGGTTCGAAAAATAATCACCTACATTATCTTTAACTTTTCTATGGACTTCAATTATTCGAGACATTGTTATAGAAATTAAATCGTTTTTTTAAATCGTTTGTAAAATGTAACACATATGCTTCATTTTCCAATTTAGGAGAAGTGCAATTCCATAATACAGGTAATGCATGAAATATATCAATACCATTTTGTTTGTATTCATCTTTCAACCAAATTATGTGTCCGTTTTCTCCCTCAGCAGTTACAAAATATCCTTTTCCTCTAGGAATATTTTTTTTTAATTTTTCTTTTAGATCTTTTATAAATTTTTTGGTTTGATCATTATTTTTGAAATACAAAAAACCGCTATTAAGTCTGCCTGACTTTCCGTTAACATAATAAATGCTTTTTCCTGCGTTTGTAAAATTCATAGAAGGACAGGTATTTTTTATGTAGCAATCTGCATCTATTAAACAAATATCCTCTTCTGTATTCTCTAAAAGGTATTCTATTTCTTCTATTTTTGCTCTCTTCCAATTTTTATCAGAGTCGGCACCTGATATTAAACGGTAGGTATATTTGTATCTATAGCAGTAATTCTCTTGACTTTTAATGCAAGACAAATATCTTAATTTATAACTATTTGAAGCTAAACAAAGTAAAATCATTATTCAAAAAACTCATAAATTTTTCTACACATTTCTGTTCTACTTTTTTTCTTGTTAACTGTTTTGTTTAACTTAACATTGTGAGTAGGTAACCTCGTAAAATCGTCTGTGACAAACGGAAATTCATTTTGACCTGTAATTTTAGCAATGGCTCTACTCATAAAAATATCTTCTGCATTAAACACTTTTTGATAATCTTTCCAAAAAACTTTAGCGTATTTTATTACATCAGGAAGTAAATAGCTATCGACTAATGTGCCACCTGTTAGAATTAACGGAGCTGTTTTAGTAGGATTTTTAGGTTTAAATTGATATGCATCGTTATAAAACCATCTATAATGACATCCTGTTAGCGGTTCTTTCATATCTACCATTTTTTTCATTGTAGATTCTTTATAGATAAAATCGTCGTCTTGCATAAACACATATCTATTTTTACAACTTAATGCCCATGTGTATCTTGCAAGCAAACCAAAGCTTGGCCAAGTACCATAAGTATAGGGTCCGGGCATATGTACAAATTTAAATTTCTTAGTAGGTTTATTTAATTTTATCTCAGTACCTGTTACTACTAAGACTTCGTCAACAATATCATATGATTCATATGATTCATAAATTAAATCTAAATTAGCAGCTCTGTCAGGATGTAATGTAAAACTTACTGATATCATTGTGTTACATTCCTTTTTTTCCAGTGCTCTTTTAAAAGAGTAAAGTCTTTAGAAACATGTTCGACTAATTTATCTATGTCGTCAGTTTCTATATTATATTCTAAAAAATTTGGGTTATTTTTAAAAAAAATTCTTACATTATTATGATGCTCGTCCCATTCGGTACTCCATCGTTCTAGTGTTTCTTCAACTGTAATATTTAATGTAGTAGCAACACGGTAAGGAAGATTATTCCAGTTAATTCTACTTTGTAACCATTTATTTTTTGGTCTAGTTTGTAAAACAAAATAAGAGTTAGGATATTCCTCATACATTTCTTTAAATAATGTGCAACCTTCTATAATAGAATCTTTATAACTTCCGCCTAAATCAGAATATGCTACTGCATCATTAATTCCTGTTAATATAGGCAAATTATTTTGAAGATTATAATACATAACTTTACCCAGATTTTTCTTCTTATTTTTTCTGCTGAAATTATGCCAGGAATTATAACCGCTTTCTAAAAATAATTTATGGAAAGAAACTGTTGCTGTTTTATTAAATCCTATAAAGAATACTTTTTTCATAAATTACAATGTCTTTAAAAATATAAAAGAGACTTGAAGTCTCTTTTATATTTAATTTAATATATGTATAGAGATTTCAATTATTTTTTTACAGGTAGAATTTCTAAAAATGTGTGTATAAATGTTATACTAATAGTCGTTACTTTAAAATTAAAACAGTATCTGTTTTCTTCTTTTTTCCTTGTTTATAACCTAAATCTTTATATGATGCTATAACAGTTTCTATTTTTTCTTTTGGAGTTAAAAAATTAGTTTCAAACTGTATTTTTTTAGGATATAATGTTTTATCTTTGGTGTCTAAATATTTTTTTAGATGTAGAAGAATATCACAATCTCCACCTTCGGTATCGATCTTTAAAAAATTAATAGAAGTAACCTTATATTTTTCCAGTAATTTTGATATAGGCACTTGTAGCACTTTATCAATCTTAACAAGTTCTGTAATTCCTAATTCTTCATGTTTAGGATGATATTTTCCTAAAGAATTGCAACCTTTAAGCCAGTCTGGCAATTTTTTTTCTTTAATAACATTTTCAGGAATGTAATATATTTCTATATATTTTTCTGTATCATCAAATGCTATTGCTACATTTTCTTTGATAACATTTTTAAAATTAGGTAATTGATCTAAATAATAAGATAAAGGTTCTACTGAAATGCCTATAACATTATTATCAGCAGTTTCTAATAACGTTCTAAAATTACTTGTTCCTATTTCTAAGAAATCTAATTTCACAATGTAGCATCTTCCATTCCAGCAACTCGCAGTTTCACAACATTAGTAATCTGCCACTGCTTCTGATCTAATGCTTTCAAAACGCCAAGCCACTTGTTTCGTATGAGGGCAAAGTCATTGATTATCTTTTCATAGTCAACAACATCTGCCTCGCCGTCTACATACTTTTCAACATCACGACTGCTTAACGCTCGTTGATAGTTTTCAAGATACTGACGAAAAAAAGAACTGCGTAGGCGCCGCAGTTCTATATTGAGATATTCAAGGATAGCCTCAAGTTCCTGAAGTTGATTAAAACGATGTTCTACTATGCCAGGCATAGAAGCAGCAGCTCGTTCTATATTACCAGAGAGTTTAACTTCTTCTCTTGCTTCTGCAAGTTCGTTCTCAAAAAAACGAATCGCATCAGGAATTTTTTCAATGTTACGCGATACTTCTGAGTACCAACCCATTAAAAGTCCTCGTCGTCAACGTCTTCGTCTATTTCTAGATAATAAGCAATAGCATAGTCAAGAGCAGCGTCAGAACCCATCACTGCTTTAAATGCTTCGTCTTCAACTCCGTAATCTGCTAGCAGATCGACATAGCGTTCTGCTGCTACATCAACCTGCTTTTTCTCAACGTATTCTTTAAACATCATCCAAATATCAGCGATGTGACTTTCTTCCATTAGACGTCTGTCTCCTCAGTTACTTCGTCGTTATTTAGTTGTTCAGCTGCCGGAAGTTCTTCTTCGTCAAGGTCTTTTTCTTCTGGAAGATTATAAAAGTCCTCCATTACCATGTCAAGCATTTCTCCTGTCCAACGCTTGCGATATTCAAGATGCTCTTCTCCTTGAGAATCTGTATATTTGAGACGATTACCTTGCTGTACAATAATACCTTTCTTTTCAAACAGTTCTAGCAATCCAGAATAAGGATTCATGCCAGTTTCGTATGGAATTTTAACCTGTACAGCTTCAAAAGGTTTGTTGTAACGAGTCTTCATAACTTTACAAGCAGCACGAATACCTTTGACTTCTGAAATCTTATTGCCGTCTTCATCTTCTTTTAGTTTCAGTTTCTTCATTGCAACTACAATACTTGATGCATAGATAAAGCCTTGTCCACCTGAAATCTTGTCATCTGGATCAAACATATCCTGTGATGCGTAGGTATGGTTAGTAGCAACCAAACCAACATTGTGACTACCGAACATGTTGACACAGTTGCGAACAAGTGCAGTTAGGGCTTTAGGCTTACGACCCATGTCACCTTTCATATCACCTTTGCTAAACTGATCAACATCAGTAGGTGTAAGTAGCATACCTAAACTATCGATTACAAACAAAACTTTAGGACGATCTTCTTCTGAAAGATTTTTGTAATCGTCCATAAATGTATGCACAGTTTTAGCAACATCGTCAATCATTGACATGTTAAGTTTTAGCAGCTTTTCTTCAGAAGTGTCTACGTCAAGAGCTTGCAACCAAGTCTCGTCAAGTGCGTTTTCTGAATCGACAAGAACAACAAAAATTCCTTGTGCTTGTGCTTCTTTGATAATATTGCCAGAGCAGATGTAACTTTTGCCTGCGCCTGATTCGCCTGCAAATACAGAAACTTTGCCAAGCGGAATGCCTTTACGAAAGTCTCCTGAAATAAGATAGTTAAGTGCATAGTTACCAGTGCTTACCCAATCTGTAGGATCATTGAATCCAGCACTCATACCTGAAATGGATTTTGTTAGTTGATTCCTAAATTTTGTAGGATCAAATGCCTTTGTTGCCATTGAGATCTCCTTGAATAGCCTTTGAAAAGGGGAGTGATTCACTCCCCGTATATAGATTTATTACTGATTCTGACGAGCACGAATCATTGCGAGAATGTCCTGTGCATTACCGCCTGACTCACTTGCATCAGCAGTTTCTTCCGTCTTAGTTTCTGCAACAGGTTCTGCTACAGTTTCCTTTACAGTGTCTGCTTCTGCTTTTGCAACGTCTGCTTCAGTTACTTTTGGCGCAAGTGCAGCAGCTGGGTCGCCTGTGCGAGCCTGCATACCTGCTGGTCGAAAGTACTGACTCCAACGATCGGGGTCATATGCCTCGCCGTCGACACTTGCTTCAAACATTTCAGTCATTACCTTGACTTCTACTTCGCCTGGACGTTTAGGCAAGAAGTCTGTAAGATTGTACAAACCATGCGTGTTGATTGCATTCATCTCTTCATCTGAGAGAGGACGTTCACGACGTGCCCAATTTGAAGTGGAATAATCAGCATAACCACCTTTAGAAGTCTTGTTAAGACGGAAGTCTAAACCTGCTGTATAATCAGTTGGCAGTTCTTCCATGTCGGGATCAAGCAAAGAACTCTTGATAATCTGAAAGATCTGAGGACCGATGATAAAGCGACGAATCGGATTTTCTGGAGTACTATCTTCGCCTAGAGGATCTTCACGAACGAAACCCTGGAAGATATAAGAACGCTTCTTCCAATACTTACGGCCCATATCTTCGAGTGCCGGATCCTTGAACCATCCACGCACTTCCTGCAGAATAGGACAGCTTTCGCCATACATTTCCATGCAAGGAACCTGTACCTGTACCGGGCGCGAATCTGTTTCGCCCTTGATGCCTGCAAAAGGCAGTTTGATCATTAATCGTTCTGCCCAAAAGAAATCGTTTGCTTCGTTGCCGTCTGGCAAGAATCTAAACACTGCGGTTTGATCTTCTTTCATGTTCCAGAACGGATAGATTGCATTGTCGCCGGGACCAGACGAATTACTGGATGAACGATTTTCCTGCTCTTTGAGACGAGCGCGGATTTCTGCTAGTGATGCCATAGTTTATGCCTCCTAATTGTTTGCCTATGTGCTTTAGTGCCTTATTATGTAGCACATTTTTTATTATACATGATGTGCTAAACATGTCAAGTATTTTTGTTAAAAATCAAACGCCTGCAAGGTTTTTCAATCTTTCAAATTCTTCGTCTGTGTCTCTTTCTGCTTCTTCGTCGTTGTTTTCGCAGCCGCAGCCTTCCTCTAGGCCGTCTAGTTGCTTATATACTTGATCTACCATAGCAGAAATATCGCTTGATCCTAGTTCTTCTACTCCTGCGTGCATATCTGCTACATCGCGAATCGCAGATACTATTTGATCGTTATCATACTGGTTGAATAGACGTTTTAGAGTTTGTCTTTTTTCCATTCTTGCAAAGATTTTTCTTGCAAGGTCTTCTGAATCTATACCTTCAGGAGTTATTTGCCTGTTGCTAGAATATTGTTCGAAGGTTTGATTTACTCTTTCAATAAACTGTTTTGCAGGTTCTATGAAAGATTCGCCGTAGTCTTTCTCTATTCCTGTAAGAACAGCAGTTTCGCCTCTAGGCCAAGAACCTGTTTCTTTGTCATAGTGAGAAAGAATGAATTCTGTAATCGGAAGTTTTGTTTCTTCTGCGTCCTGTGATTCAGATGAAACAGCTTCTACATCATCTGGATCTGCAGTTTCAATGCCGTCTGGAGTCTTTACAATAATTTCTCCGTCTTTTTTTCCGTAATACATGCCTGTTTTATTCTTTGATTTAATATGAATATCGTCTCCCTTTTGCATTTCTTCTTCGATTAGGTCTGGAGTAATTTCATCAGGCTGTGTTTTTTCACCAATTAATCTATAGATGTAAGGAAAGATGTCTTGTAGTTCTTCGTTAAATTGCTTAATAGTAAGTTCGTCGATCCAGCTTGCTTTAACGTCTTCAGGCACTTCTTCGAGAGCTACAGTTTCAAATGTTTCAATTAGATCGTTATATCGATTTGCTTTTTGTATATTAGCAATTTCGTTTTTAATTTCTTTTGCTCTTCTTTCGATAATATCTGTATACTGAGCAAGACTTTCTGCCATTACAGTTGATCTACTTAGATACGATTTAAACTTCCTTAGTTTGTTTAATTCTTCTGAAAGACCAATTATATGCTTACCGAAATCGTCGTAAGGGTTTCCTCCTTCGGAAACGTGCCTAGCCATAGCTCTTGCACCAGCAAGGTGTCTATAAGGATATTTGAATCTCTCGCCCTCCGGAGACTCTACATAGATCTTTCCAATTGATCTTGTTCTTGCGCCAGGCTGTTCAGAGTTAACAGCGTGTCTATGTTTAATGCTTAACCTAGCATTTCCTATATTTTGATAGCTGGTTTGTGTTGTTCCGTACATTGTTGATTCGCTCATTTGTAAGCCTCCAGTTTTAGACTTTGCTAAAAACTGATAGTCTCTCCTATCTAGATTAGATTTGGTTATGTCTCTAATATCGAACTTCAATAGTCTCTTTTTTGCAAATGTTCTCATTTCCTTAAGAAAATTATACCAGTTTTCTCGTGTAACATCATCTTGATCTTCCATAAAGCTATTAGCATACATTAAAGAAAGAGAATTTTCGTCTATAGAAACACTTACCTTGCCTAGAGTATTTCCATTAACTTTATAACCAAAATCAAAAAACCTTGCTTCCTTTGGATCTGAAGTAACTTTACCTTCACTATTACCTATTGTAACAGAAGGAAAACGTCCGCGTATTTTATTAAATAATTCTTCAGAAATTGTTTCAAGATTTTTCATATCAGTATTTATCAGTACGACGATATGAATATAGGCATAGGTGCTTCATATTCTTGGTCCTGTTCTATAGTTTTAAATGTATTGTATACTCGAGGATCCCAGTCTTTTAGAACATCTATCATTCTTATAGTTAATAACATTGCTGATATTAAATCGTCTGTGTGACCTACTTTTGCCTGATATGATGATCCTGTTGCTACAAAATTTTTTAACTCAGATATCAAAGGTTTACTCTTAATTTGCAACTTATCGTTTTCTATCATGGTTTTCATTCTAGAACAAGCTGACACTTTTGTTGCGTGAGTTGTATTGAAACCTTTTCTAAACTTTCTCACATGACCTTTTCTAATAGGTTCTGATATAAATAGACCTGGAATATTCTCTTCTCCGAAGTCGTTTATAACAATAAGAGCTGCTTCGCCTATACCATTATTTTCTACAGACCAATATATACCGTTTGGGTTTTTTGTTTTTTCTTCTATATACCTACATATGTCTGCCAGTATTCTTATTTGACCCGGCATAGCAGTTGTATTATGCTGCCATTCTGCTACCTGACGATAGGTCGGTAGTTCGACAACCTGTATAGCAGCAAAGTCACCGCCTGTGCCCATAGACGGATCAAGTGCTACACAGTAGGTATATTCAGGCGAAGGAGTCTTATACCAACGAGTCTGCCCCATATTCAAACTCGGTGTGTCTCCCTCCATTATAGCAAGGTGAATAGACGAAATAAGAGTTTCGTCAAATACCAAAAATTCACAGCCGTACTCACGACGGAATCTTTCTTCGCCTATTCTTCCTATCTCTGCTTCCTTCCACTCTTCGTCTCTATCTGGATGTTCTTCCCAACTTGCTCTAAAT